ATGCTGCTATTGCCTCTGGCCAGTTGCGGCTTTCTATCGCCACCCGCCCCGTACCAGCCTCCTCAGATGCCTCCTCTTCCTGCGGAAATAGCGTTCAAGCAAGAGCCGAACTTGACCCAGCGGCTGCTCAATCTCTTGTCGCCATCACCGACCAAGGAGACGCCAACACCCGCCAGCTCAACGCCTGCATCGATGCCTACAACACCGTCTTCAAAGTGATTAACGGGGGCAAGAAATGATTAATGCACTCCAACTGCAACAACTGGGCATTGGCATTGAGTGGGTTGGCCCACTGAACGAGACGTTTGCCAAGTTTGGCATCGCCACCGTGGATCAGCAGGCGGCCTTCATCGGGCAGTGCAGCCATGAGTGCAATCACTTCAAGACTTTGGAGGAGAATCTGAACTACAAGGCCGAGACGTTGCATAAACTCTGGCCACAACGGTTCCCAACCATGGAGATTGCAAATGCCTACTCGCACCAGCCACAACGCATCGCCAACAAAGTTTACGCCTCACGCATGGGCAATCGTGACGAAGCGTCTGGGGACGGGTATCGGTTCCGAGGTCGGGGTGCGATCCAACTTACCGGGCATGATAGCTACTGGCACTGCGGTCAGGCCATCGGTGCCGATCTGGTGGCCAACCCCGATCTGGTGTCCACACCTAAATACGCTGCGCTGAGTGCAGGCTGGTTTTGGTCAACTCACAACCTGAACGCTGCGGCGGCCGCGGAAGACTGGACAAAAGTCACCAAAATCATCAACGGCGGCACATTTGGGCTAGACGAACGGGTAGCATTGACAAAACATGCTATTGCTGTTCTAAGCGCTTAATGGGACAATCACGCAACCGTAAAGGACTCACATGGCGACCGTTACACCAGCCACAATAACTCCGTCATGGGCGATGACCTATGACAATCTGACGACGATGGTGCTCCAGTATTTGGAGCGCAGTGATCAAGCGACCATTAACGCTATCCCCACCTTCATCACTTTGGCTGAGTTTGAAATTGCCCAAGAGATCAAAACCTTGGGTCAAATGGCCGTTGCCACGGCAACCATGTCGCCCAACAACCCCGTCTTGGCCAAGCCTGCACGTTGGCGCAAAACTGTCTCCATGACCTTGACCAAGGCCGATGGCACACAACAACCCGTCTTGTTGCGCAAGCTGGAGTACCTTGAGAACTATTGGCCAAACGCCACTCAAACCTCTACGCCGTTGTTTTATGCCGACTCGGACTACCAGCATTGGTACTTGGCGCCCACGCCAGATCAGGCGTACAGCTTTGAAATCTTGTACTACGAGCGCATCCAGCCGCTGAGTTCTGTCAACCAAACCAATTGGCTGACCCAGTACGCACCGAATGCAATGCTGTATGGCACGCTGTTGCAAGCCATGCTGTTCTTGAAGAACGACAATCGTGCCGTGTTCCAGCAAAAATATTCTGAAGCAATCAATGCCCTGAAAACCGAGGATGTGGCTCGTGTTGGGGATCGTCAATCCGTCGCCGTGGATAGCTAAACATGACAACATATACCGATGCCTTCACGGGCTTAACCATCAACCCATCAACGGTGGGTTATGAGAATCTGTCCATCAGCTCGAATACCGCGCTGCAATGGCCGATCAATGGCAACACCTCAAATGTTGCGGCCAACATCATTGAAGTCACGGCCACCACGACTGGCCTGAATTTGTTCATGCCGCCAGCCACGCAAGTGTCAAGCGGCCAAAACGTCATTGTGCGCAACATTGGTTCCAACACCTTCACGGTGACGGACACCAGCGGCAACACCATTGCCAGCATTGCGTCTGGCTTGGCTGACTTCATCTACTTAACCGACAACACCACAACGAACGGTACGTGGGCGGTGGTGACGTTTGGTGCAGGCACATCGTCTGCCAATGCGGCCACGCTGGCTGGGTACGGCCTAACCGCCATCGGCGCGACGCTGAATCAGTCCTACACCGTCAACAACGTGACAACTGGGTACACCTTCTTGGCGTCTGATCGCTCATCGTTTTATGTGTGGGGCGGCGGCGCTGGCACGCTGACCATGCCTACTTCGGCAAGCGTGGGCAACAACTGGTTTGTGATGATCCGCAACAACGGCACGGGCATCTTGAACTTGGTTCCCCAAGGCACAGACACCATTGATGGCAACCCAAGCGCTCAATTGCAGCCCACCGAGTCGCTGGTGATCGTCTCCAACGGCACGGGCTTCAACACCTTTGCCTATGGCCGCTCAAACACGTTTTTCTACACCCAGTTGCAAGTGACCGTGACGGGCGGCACAACCACGCTCACGTCTGCTCAGGCCTCAAATACGATTCAAGAGTATCTTGGCACGCTGACGTCCAACCAAATTGTGATATTGCCCCAAACCGTCCAGTTGTACTCGCTGCAAAACAAAACGTCTGGCTCGTTCACATTGACGTTCAAGACGGCGGCATCGGGTGGCACAACCGTCACACTGCCACAAGGCCAAACGATCATTGCGATCTGCGATGGCACGAACGTTTACAACGCGCAAACCGCCGCAGCATCTTCGCTCACGTCTATAACTTTGGCAAACGGCTCCGCCGCCGCGCCATCGGTCAACTTCTCCGGCGACACATCGACTGGCGTCTACTTGGTTGCCAGCGGCCAGCTTGGTTTTGCTGTCAGCGGCGCAAACGGCATGACATTGAACGCCTCAACAGGCTTGACGGTGCAAAACCAAGTCACGGCCTTGGGCGGCATTCTTGGCGGGGGCTTCTAAATGACCGCAAAGGTTGCCGTACTCCAAGTCAAGCCGGGCATCCAACGTGATGGTACGAGATTCATGTCCGCCTCCTACGTGGACGGCCAGTGGGTGCGCTTCCAAAATGGTTTGCCTCGCAAGATTGGCGGCTACAACAGCATGTTCTTGAATGCCTCGGGCATCTCTCGCGGCATGATCATGCAGTCCAACAACGGTTCAAACTACGTCATTTCAGGCTACTCCAACGGCCTAGAGCAATGGGTGACAGCCAACTATGCTGGCGTGGGAACTGGTCCACTGGAATACACCATCTCCAGCGGTTTCACAGCAAATGCCAACAACTTGTGGCAGTTTGACATTGGCTACAGCTCATCGGGTGGTGGCAATTTAAACTTGATTGCGCATCCCGGACAAAACTTGAGCGACATTTCTAGCGCTGTCAACACTCGTCCATTATTCGGATCGTTCTCAGGCACCACCCTTACTCCCGTGGGCGTGTTTACGGCATTTGCATCAATCACAAGTGGCTCAACAACCATGACGTTCCCCGCAACCAACTTGGGTGTTGGCGCAGGCGTTTCGGTGTCTGGATCTGGCATACAGTCTGGCACAACAGTTGTTTCTGCTTTGATAACTGGCGGCGTGTACACAGCCACATTAAGCCTTCCAGCAACATCTTCAAGTCCAAGTGCCGCATTGACAGGTGTTGCTGTAACTGGAACAGCTGGTCAATTTTCTTGTACAGCAACTTCAAACATTGCAGTTGGTCAAGCGGTCGTGGTGGCTGGCACTTTATCTGGCAGCGCTACTGGTATTGCGGCAGGCACTTATTACGTTATTGCAACAAACACCACAAGCACATTTACTTTGTCGGCAACTTTAAGCGGAAGCGCAATCACCACAACGGCTGGTACAACAACTGGATTGACTTTTAACGTCTATCAAGTTTTGAGTTTTGACAACAACATCTCGGTGTCTGGCGGCGTGGTGATGTTGTATCCATACCTTTTTGTGTATGGCAACAACGGCTTGATCCAAAACTGCGCAGCGGGTGACTTCACCAACTGGACGTCATCGGACGCCAACGCCAACAACGTCTCATCAACCAAGGTGGTCAAAGGCCTGCCCGTGCGCGGCGGCACAACAGTGCCAAGCGGTTTGTTTTGGACACTGGACTCGTTGATTCGCGTGAGCTACGCGCCGCAGACCGTGGGCAACCTGACTTATTACTGGCGCTATGACTTGGTGACGCAACAGTCGTCCATCATGTCGAGCCAGTGCGTCATTGAGTATGACGGCATCTACTACTGGGTCGGAACTGACCGCTTCTTGATGTACAACGGCGCGGTGCAAGAAGTCCCAAATAG